GATCTATCAGTAAGATCGTTAGATGAAATTATAGATCACCAAGAATATCCAGTTAAAGCAGCAGAAGTATCAACTAAGGCCAGAAGAAGTTTAGGCATAGGTTATATTGGTCTAGCACATTATCTTGCAAGAGAAAAAGTAATGTACCACGAGAAGGCAGCTTGGAAATTAGTAGATGAATTAACAGAAGCATTCCAATACTATCTATTGAAAGCCAGCAATCAATTAGCAAAAGAAAAAGGTAAGTGTGAGTACTTTAATCGTACAAAATATTCTGATGGTATCTTACCAATTGATACCTATAAAAAAGAGGTAGACGAAATAGTTACTAGAAAACTATCATTTAATTGGGAGAAATTGAGGAAGGATATTGTTGAGACCGGCCTCCGACATAGCACACTCTCGGCTCAAATGCCATCAGAATCTTCAAGTGTTGTATCTAATGAAACAAATGGTATAGAACCACCACGAGATTATCTATCAATTAAGAAGTCTAAGAAAGGGCCATTGAAACAAATAGTGCCTAATTATAACCAATTAAAGAATTTTTATACTTTACTTTGGGATATGAAATCAAATGAAGGATATATAAATGTAGTTGCAGTAATGCAAAAGTATTTTGACCAAGCAATAAGTGGTAACTGGTCATATAATCCAGAAAACTACGATAGTGGCCAAACGCCATTATCAGAAATGATTAACGACCTATTAACAACCTATAAGTATGGTTGGAAAACGTCTTATTACCAAAATACATATGATGGTAAAAGAGATGAGGATGAACCGGCACATCCAGTAGGTTTTAAAGACAACGTGCCAGAAACAATAACAAAGGAAGATGACGATTGCGAATCGTGTAAAATATAATTATGAGTAGGTCAGTTTTTAATAAAGCAAAAGGTTTAGATTTTACCAAAGCACAAATGTTTTTTGGTGATGATTTGGCCGTACAAAGGTATGATACGTTTAAGTATCCTATTTTTGATAAGTTAACACAACAACAATTAGGTTTCTTTTGGAGACCAGAAGAAGTATCGTTACAAAAAGACCGTAATGATTACCAAGAATTAAGACCAGAACAAAAAAATATATTTACATCTAATTTGAAATACCAAACAATGTTAGACAGTGTGCAAGGCCGTGGACCTTGTTTGGCATTTTTACCCTTTTGTTCTTTACCTGAATTAGAAGGCTGTATTGTAACTTGGGACTTTATGGAAACAATACATAGCAGGTCGTATACGTACATCATTAAAAATTTGTATGCAAATCCTGGTGAAATCTTTGACACAATTATAGAAGATAAGAAGATAGAAGAACGAGCCGAGTCTGTAACAAAATCTTATGATGACCTTATTGAAATGGGTTACAAGTATCAATTAACACCAGATAAAGTTGATATGTATGAATTGAAAACTAGATTATGGAAAGCATTAATCACAGTAAACATATTAGAAGGTTTAAGATTCTACGTATCGTTTGCTTGTAGTTTTGCTTTTGGTGAATTAAAACTATTAGAAGGTTCAGCAAAGATTATATCTTTTATTGCAAGAGATGAGAGTCAACATCTAGCCGTATCACAAAGAATAATTAATAACTATAAAGACGTAGAGAACGATAAGATGATGTTAAAGATTATTAAAGATACAGAAAAAGAAGTTTACAAAATGTATGATGATGCTGTAGCTTCAGAAAAACAATGGGCAACTTATTTGTTTTCACAAGGTTCAATGATAGGTCTATCAGAAAAACTACTACACCAATTTGTAGAGTATATGGCCAATAGACGTATGAAGGCCATTGGTTTAAATCCTGTTTATGATACTAAGATAAATCCATTACCTTGGGTAGACCATTGGTTGAATAGTAAAGGTCAACAAAATGCTCCGCAAGAAACAGAAATAGAAAGTTATGTTATTGGTGGTATTCAACAAGACGTTAAAAAAGACCAATTTAAAAAGTTTAAACTATAATGATTACCAAACAAACAAAAACTTGTCCTTCCTGTCAAACTAAATATGTAATAGCGTGGAACAATGAGGTACACGAAATGAATCCAATTACGTGTCCATTTTGTAGTCACGAGATAGATGAGGAAGCAAGTGAAACAGACAACGATAGTTGGGATTGATTTTAGTTTAAACTCACCGGCCATTTGCGTGAGTGACGTTAGTCTTAAATTTGAAGATTGTAAATTTTTTTACTTAACAAGTAAGAAGAAACATATTGGCAATATGATGAAGAATATATTAGGTACTGAACACATTGAATATAAAAATCCTATAGAAAGATTTGCTAATCTATCTACTTGGGCATTATCAATCATAAACAAACTAACAAACCCTAAAATTTTTATTGAAGGCTATTCTTATGGTAGTAAAGGTCAAGCCGTATTTCAAATCGCAGAAAACGGTGGCATATTAAAGTATAGATTAAATCAATACGATTATAGAATATTAGTACCAAGTGTAATTAAAAAGTTTGCTACAGGTAAAGGTAACGCAGATAAAAAGATGATGTATGAACAGTTTACAAAATATAACAATACAAATCTAATGAAATCCTTTGATATACCTACACTAAACAATCCAATTACAGATATAGTTGATGCTTATTATATAGCCAAAAAAGGTTATTTTGAAAGTAGAATATGTGGAACTTAAATGAAAATATTAAAAGCTAAGAACTATATAAAAGATATTGATTGTCCTTTGATTGAATTTAAAGTAAAAGATATAATGATACTACCTAGTTTAAAATGGTTGAATAAAAGAATGGAAAAATTTACTAAAAGTATTGAAACTCATGGTATGTTATGGCCTGTTATTATAACAGACTTAGAAAATTATTGGCAAAAAGATAGAAATTGGCCTAAAGATGATAGAGGCGTATATAAAAATGGCATGGCGGTACATACAGGTAACAAAAGAGTCTTGTATGCTAAATTAAACAATTACGATTTAATAGAAGGGTATTACGTGAAAAATAAATTAGAAAAAGATAATATTTTAGTAAAAACATATATGACATCGGAGAATTGGCCAATATGATACCAGAAAATTTAAAATTAACTAAAGGTTGGTGGTTGCCTATCTGGGACACACATTTTGAAAAAATGTTAAAAGAGATTGATAACAAGTATGAATATCAATATGAACAAAGAAAATATGCACTATCTTGGGTTAAAGATTTTAATTGCAATTCTATTGATGTGGGAAGTAATATAGGTTTTTGGTCTAAACAATTAGCCGAAAAATTTAAACACGTATATGCTTTTGAACCTCATCCTGATAATAATGAATGTTATAAAAAAAATTTAAATCAATATAACAATTATACTTTATATGAAATTGCTGTGTCAAATGTAAGTAATAAAATATTAGAATTGTATGTATCGCCAGATGAATGTGGCAATGCAAGTTTAAATAATTTTGGTGTAATGGAAGGAACAACTGATAGAAAAATAGAAGCAGTTAATTTGAAAACAATACCAGTAAAAGTAGACAAAATAGATGATTATAATTTAAAAGATATAGGTTTTATTAAAGTAGATTGTCAAAACCATGAAAAAGAAGTTGTAGAAGGAGCTATACAAACTATTGACAAATATAGTCCTGTATTATGTTTAGAACTTCCAATCAGAAATCAAAAAGAAATAGACTATAGAAATAATATGATAGAATATTTAAAAAAATATAATTACATTTATAGAGGTGCAAAAAACAAAGAAACAATATTTACAAGGTAAAATGAAAGTCTTAGTAATAACTAGTTTCAATAAAAAATTGTATGATGAATATGCACATAGGTTTGTAAATACTTATAATTGGCCTTTTGATTTAAAAATATATACAGAATTAAAATTTAAAATTGATAATGAAAAATTTGAAATAATAGAATTAGAACAAGACAGTAAAAATTTTGTAGAAAGAAACAAAAATAAATCTGTTAAAGATTTTTGGGTAGATGGTGTAAGATTTAGTTATAAAGTTTATTCAGTGATACAAGCAGCACTAAAAGAAGAATATGATATATTAATATGGGTAGATGCAGATAGTGTTTTCTATAAACCTTTAACGTTAGAATTTATAAAACAAAATTTATTTAAAGAAAATTGTATGATGACTTACTTAGGTAGAGGTGAACATTACAGTGAATGTGGTTTTTTATTATGGAATTTAAAACATAAAGATGCATTAGATTACTTTAAAGAAATGAAAAGTATGTATAATAATGATCTTATATATAATGAGAGAGAACAACATGATAGTTATATATGGGACCTTGTAAGAAAAAAATTTGAAAAAGAAAGAGGTACTATGAATATAGATATAGGCGATAAAAAAGTAGGACACGTACAAGCTAGGTCAATATTAGGAAGTTTATACGACCATACAAAAGGACCTAAAAGAAAAACATTAGGAAAAAGTCCTGAGGCTAGAATATGATAAACATTTTTGTAGGATATGATAGTAATGAAAAGATAGCACATCATGTGTTAACGGAAAGTATATTAAGACGCAGTACAAAACCAGTTGCCATTACACCAATATATTTACCAAATATTAAAGATGACTTTGTAAGAGAAAGAAACAATCTTTCATCAACAGAATTTTCTTTTAGTAGATTTATTATACCACACCTTATGAACTATCAAGGGTGGGCTTTGTTTATGGATTGTGATATGTTAATGATGGCCGATATTGCAGAACT